CCAAACTGTAGGTCAACGTGAAGGGGGACGGCCGAAGTCGCATCGTTCGTTCTGGAGGAGACAGGACGTCGTTGTACGCGGTCTCCTCCTCATCGTCGTCATCGCTATGAGCTCTGGCCGCGTCAAAATTGATCGCCATGAGCTTGAACGCTATCGACGGATAGACCCGTTCCGGGTACTCCTCAGACAACGGCTCCTCGGCAAATACGATGACCGCCGTCGGAGTTCCCGCGACATCAACCATGATCCCCGAGTATCGAGAGACCAGGGCGATATCCACCTCTGGGATCGAAACGGCTGTCATCCTCCAGCCCCAAAGTCAAAAACTGCCCCCAGATCCTTCAATCGCCGTATCGAGGGCAGATTGTCCAGTTCCGCGAAGGTCGGCCGCCACAAGGGTCGAGCTCGATTCGTGCTGGTACCGTACTCCAAAATCCTGGCCAGCTCCTGCATGTCCATACCCGACAAATGACGCCCTTGAGTGGCAACCACGACGCGCAATTTCTCGCCCATTCCCGCCGTCAGCTTCGCTCGAATCTTTCGGTAGTACTCCCCAGTTTCAACGTAAACCGTATCGCTGCCTTTTCGCCGAATCGTAACCGGGGACAGCGGAGTCCATCCAAGATCCTGCGCTCGAATATGGTGCTTCACGCGGTCAGAAATCTCCCGACCCAATACTCGAAGATATCGATCGAATCGAGTCTTGTACGCCTTGGATTCCATGCGCCGTTGCCACTGCCGGAGCTGGTCCCAATCGCCGTACTTCCCTACAGGCATCAGTCTCGAGCTCCCTGAATCGTATTGGCCAGAACTACGACCAAGAGAAACCTCTCCCCAACCTGACCTGTCGGCGCGACCTTGACGATACGGTACCTCCGGTTCCACCACGTCATCTCGCCGGTAACCTCCATCCACTCCCCCTCACTGAGGGCGGGAAACTTTGCCTCCATCTCCGTTCGACTGAAAAGAAACGCGATGTCGTACTGCTCATCGTTGCCGATAACCGTGAGCTTCTCCGGTGTCGGCTGAAGAATCGCACGACCCACAAGGTCAACAGCTGTTCCGTAGGTTCGAGTCCTCTGCTTGTAAACGTCCAGTGCGCCCGAGGTGTAGGGGAGATACGTGATCGCCGTGGTTCGGTACCGTCGAAGAATCTTATCGACGTACGCCTCGATCCGTATCTCTTGAGCTGTCGCCATATCAGACCACTGTGGCAGAAACCACGTTGCTGTCAGTCGCCAGATGATTCGGATTTACTGTCCGAACCATGTAGTACCACGTTCCAACCGAAACACCTGTTTCGGTATACTCCTCTATGTGAATGTCGGCCTCCCGATGAACCACCACTTCAGTGTCATCATCAAAGACTGCTGTCGGAGACCGAACAACCTCGTAGTACAGGAAGCCCTCAACCTGGAGCTTGGTCCATTCAACCTTGATACTCGTGCCGTCAACCGTTGGAGGATCTCCAACCGTAACCGCATCCAGTCCAGGATCAAGGTTGCGCTTCGCATAGCCGCCATGCGTCAGCGATATGCGTCGAGCAAACCCGCTTTCAATCAGGCCGCCCGTGTTCTGGTTCGCAGCTCCTCCGTCGCCGAGCTCTCCGTCGTACTCCTCCTGAAGCTTGTCCGCAAGCTTGATCCAGTAAGAGGGACCTCGACTCTCGCCATCATTTCCGTCCGTGATGGACAGGTCCGGAACGGCTATATTCGTGAACCGAGTCTCCTCACCTTCCTCGCTCTCTCCTTCCGCACCCTGCGAGGCCCGGATGAAACACATGTGAATGGTCGCGAGCTTGACAAGAAGAAACGTATGCTTGACCGGGACCACCGCCACCGTTGTGTAGCTGGTATCGAAGTCGAAGCTCAGCTTCTCCAAAGCGAACTGAATCGCATCGGTGTAGAAGTCATCGTTGTAGGTTTGTGGATCAAAGTCCGCCACCAAACGACGAACTCGATCTATGACTTGTGCTTCGGTGGCCACGAACTAAGAGTATCAAGTTCGGGCAGAGGATGCCACGTCTACTCGACGAAACCCGCCTTGCGGAAAACGTCGATCACCACACGCGGCGCGGTGAAGTCCTGCCCCTTCTGGAGCTTCCACCACCGGTTGATGACATACTTGTTCTTCGTGACCAAGGCTTTCGCCGTGACCAGCTCGGTGACGCCCTGGGAGGGGATGGCCCTCGGAGGCGCGGCCTTCTCCTTCTTCGGCTCAGCCTTGGAAGGGGCAGGCTTCTTCTCAGAAACCGCCGACTCGACTTTTTCGTCGCTCTTCGACGGCTTCTTGCTCGATGACTTCTTTCCAGCCACGTCAGCCTCCTTTCACCGTTGCAGCTATACGGTCTCGATCTTGACGACGAAGTCGTCCTCGAGGAGACCGCACCCCATGATGCCGTACCACGCCAGGCCGTGCTTCCGGCCGAAGTCGCGGACACCGTCATCGCGGAGCTCGACGGGCAGCGCCGTCGCCTTGGCGTAGGCCGAGTCAGCGAAGAGCATTGCCTCGTAGACGTGAGCGTTGGCCGCTCCACCCGTGGCCGCGTTGACCAGGGCTGCGAGATAGCCGGGGTCCGTGGTCGCCGCTGCGCCGTTGCGGCAATGCGTGGTGCCGATGAAGACGGTGTCTTCCCAGCGACCGAGCTCGCCGTTGAACAGCGCGCGGGTGTTGGCGTAGTTGTTCGCCGAGACCCAGTCGGGGTCGCGCTTCAGGTACGCCGCCTGATGGGGGTGGAGGAAGCAGATGTAGAAATCGCCGTTGAACTTCGGGGCGTTCGTCGTCTGCAGGATCTCCACGCCACGCCGGATAAGCTCGACATCGAAGTAGTCGGTGCCGCCAATCAGGGCCGCCCTGGAGGTCTGGGCCCCGGCGTAGAGCAGCTGGGTTGCGCCGGCGAGTGCGTCGCGGCACATGAGGTCGTTGACCACGGCATAGTCCCGCCCGAGCAGAACTGCCGCCTCAGCGAGGACGTCGTCGTAGGAGAGCTGGAGCAGCTTCTCGGACACGCCGATCGCGTTGCCCCACTCCGTGACGCTCACGCCCTGCTGGGACGCGCTCATCGTGCGTTCGGTCATCTCGGTCTCTTCGTCGAGCTGACCGCCCCGCGTGATGTTGTTGTAGCGCGTGAAGTTGATGGTCTGACCGGGCTGAGCCGTCAGCTCGGTCTTCTTCACCGCAAACTCCTCGAAGCGCATGATCCCGAGCGCCTCGTGGAGGATGTCCATCGAATAGACATCGAGGATCGCCTGGGGCAGTGCGACGAAATCGCCCGCGGTATGGACACCGGAAAAGGCCATAGTTCCCTCTCTTCTCTTTGCGGCTCAGCCTCGTAGGACCCCAGTTCCTACGGTAGCCCAGCCTGTTGTTTCGCCTCTCGAAGGAGCTGTTCCCGCAATGCCCGGTACTCCGCCCCTTTCAGCTTCGCGCCTTCAACCTTCTTCAGCGGCGTGATCCCCGGTGAGGTCCCACGCCCAGCTGTTCCGTCCGGCGAAATCGGCTCGGGGAGGGTCTTGGCGATCTGGGTGCGAACCTCTGCTCGCGCCTTCTCGAGAATCGCCAGTTCCTTCTCCTTCGCCGCAGCCACCGATGCGTCGATCTCTTCGACCGACCCACCAGCTACTAGAGCCTCGAGCTGGTCCAAGCCGGCAGCTGCGATCGCCTTCTCGCGATATGCCGACAGCTCGGAAGCCCGAATTCTGGCCGCGGCGCTCTCCGCCACTGCCTCGATGGCCGCCTCGAGCTTCAGGTTTTTCTCCTGTAGCTCACGAAGCTCTTTGTTGACGGACTCTGACTTCTCCATCTCGCCGACGCGCAAGGCTTCCACCTCAGAATGCTTGGCGGCGAGCTCGCTCTGCAACTCCTCGATCCTGGCGGCCCCTTCGGTCTTCTCCTGCCGTAGACGCTCGAGGTCCGGATACAGCTTCTTCTTCTCCTCGGACCGTGCCTTCTCGAGAGCCTGAACATGCTCTGACCTGGGGACTCCGGGATCGCCCGGGGTCGCGGGTTCCACGTCCTTTTCCGAGATGCCTTGCTGCGTCTTCTGCGAAGCCGCATCCACCGACTGGGGGTCGATGGGCGTCGTCTTCCCAGCTGCCGTGTCGCCTGCTTTTTCTGCTTTTGTGGCCATGTCTTCCTCTTAGGTTGTTGCGGTGTTTCGACTGGCTAGGCCAGCCGAGGGTCGCTCACAGAACGCTTGTTGGAATCGGGCTCGACGGTGTTGGCGCTCGACCGACCGCCTCCGCCGATCCGACCGGTTTTCCGGCCGCTCTTGGAGTAGGAGAACTCCATCTTGGA